TGGAGAAACAATTTCTTCATTTGATGAAATTAAAACTCCAATTTTGAATAATGTTGATAAAATTGAAAAGTGGTATTAGTGTGATCCTGATGAATGCAATAGTTTAGTTATGAGAGGTATTAGACCTTTAATTGCTATTAATTTAGATGAATATTATAAATATTTAACTATTTATAATCCTGCGGGCACAGATAAAAATAATAGTTTATATGGTTTAACCGGTCGTATTAATGATAGTGGTGATTTTGTCGTAGAAACTACTAGCTATCACTATGCATTGCAAGGAGATCGCAGTTTATCTCGTAGACAATTCTTATCCAACCGTATTGAATATATAGACTCTTGGTTAAACGTTGGTAATTATTCCCGTGGAGGTTATAATCTTTTATGGGGTCGTATTTCTGCACGTCGCCCACAGGCCGGAGGAACATTCTTAAACTCTGATAGATGGTATGAAGATCCTACTGATTTAGCAAATACTTCTTATTATTTAGATAATAGCACTGAATTAGAAAAACGATATGATTTTGATGCTGAATACTGGGCAACATTAACACCAGTTCGTAATTCTTATGTTACCATTCAAGATGACTCCGCAGTTTATCCTTCATAGAAATTTAGTGGAATTCCTTTAAGAGTAGAGTTTGAGGCTCTTGAAAATGGTATTAGAACTGCTCAAGATTATAATGAACAATTATGTTATATTTATGGTATTAACCAAATGAAAGATTTGGGCGATTTATACAAAATGTATTGGCAAGAATTTAAAATTGAAGGTAATGCTGGTAAACTAACAAAATTGTTATTAGGTTGTGATGGTCTTATGACTAAACGCAATGCTGATGGTTCTTATTCTGTAGTTGTAGATGAGTATGGCGATACTGTTTATGGAAATGATCCATCTAAAAAAGCCTATAAATGGTTTAATAATAAGATGAATTTACCAAGTATGCCCGCAAGTATTAATTCAACAGGAATGCCTCTTTTAAAAGAAGCAAATTTCAGTAATATCACTATTTCTACTACTAGTCCAGTTTTAGATTTAACCTCTTGTGAAAAACTAGAAGATTTTCGTGCTACTGGATCTAATTTTGCACAAGTAAAATTTGCTTCTGGAGTAGCTTTAAATACTTTATACTTGCCAAAAACTATTACAACTTTAGAATTAAATGAAGCCAAATTGTTAAATAATATTGTAGAAAAATATCAATATCCAATTCGCCAAAATGATGGTAATTATAAGATGGAACAAACTGGTTTATATATTGAAGGTTTAACTGATGAAACATTAGATACGACATCGTTAAATGCAATATCTATTACTGGTGATGCTATGGGTTATGATAGTTATAAATTATTAACTAAGTATTGGGATCGTATTGATACAACCACAGGTAAAAAAATTACTATGACTGGCGTACATTGGTGTCCATATACACAACTTGTTGAAGGTGACACTTATAATGAACAAGAAAGTAATTTATATTATAAAGATAATGGACATTATAAACTTGTTCCTTACATTTGGAAAAATATTAATGTTTTTAACGCTGATATTATAAATGGCGAAGTTTATAAATATAATACTAATTTGCAGACAGACTCTGAAATTATAACTTCAGACTCTATGATTAAAAATTTAAAAAATAATCATACAACCAAATTAGAAGGAACAATGTTCATAAATAATGAATCAGAAGTTAATGAGCTTGTTGCAAATAGTTTAAATAGTAAAGATAAGTATCCAAATTTAAAATTATTCTATGGAGGAAATGTCAAACAAGCATATTCTGCAAAATTTGTATTACCATTAGAATTGATTGATGAAGAAACAAATACATGGACTTATGAATATGTTCCTGTAAAAAATTCAAGTGAATTAAGTATTTAGAAAGTAGATTAGTCTAATTATACCAATACAAAAAATATTTTTAGCGATCCATTTTCTTTATATTTACCAGAAAAATCACATCATAAATTTTTAGGTTGGTCTACTGATCCTCAAGGAAAAACAAATCTATTAACAACAGTTGAAGAATGGAATCAATTCATTATTGAAGAAAGACAATTTGATAATATATTTTATGCTATTTTCATTATTACTACTTATCCAATTACTTTCTATCAAGGGGATAATGAAAAAGTTATTTCTCAAATTGCCTATGGTTCATTTGTCACTCTTCCTTCCGCTCAACCTTGGATTAGTGATAATATATTAGATTTAACTAAAACTTATGCATTCCGTGGTTATACCTCTATAGAGCCAAGTTCTAATAATTATCATATTGTGGAAAGCAATGAAGATATTCAAGATATTACTACAGAACGAGTTACCGGTCCAAAAACATATTATCCAATATTTACAGAAATGAGTGTTTATGATAATATACATTCAGAATACTATTTACTTTCAGATGTTGGTTAGTTATCTATTCGAGACGATATATCTCTAACTGGAAAAATAACTTTACCTACTTCAATTAATGGAAAAGTGGTTTAGTCTATTTCTTACAGAGGGTTTAGTCCAGATGGTTCTAAAAAAACTACGAATATTACACATATATTCTGGGAACAAGATAATCGAAAGATAGTAACTATTGGAGATAATGCTTTTTAGGGATGTACTTCATTACAATACTTTGAAATGCCAACTTCAGTAAAAACTATTGGTGGTTATGCTTTTAACGGATGTGAAAAATTATTTATTGGCGATTATGGTAAAAAAGATAGTGATAAATATGTAATAGAAGATTTCTTTAAATATATTGAAAATATTGGTCAATTTTCATTTATTGGAACGTCAATTACTGATTTAGTTATTAGCAATTCAACTATATCAATTGGTAGACGTGCATTTAGAGGTATCAGTAGCTCTTTAAGAGAGCATTATTTATTAAGTGTGTAGATTGGAACTCAAGAAGACAATGGCTCTCGTCTTAATTTGACTCAGTGTGGCGATGATATTTTTGGTAATAACCTTACTACGACCAATGATGATACTTCTATCATATCAGCTATTTGTTATTTCTCCAATAGTGATACATATGAAAATTTCCGTGATAATTATTTTGCAGATGATTATATTCCAAAAGATTTCCAAAATGCTTGGGCTATTATTTAATAAGGAGGGATTTTAATAATGAAAAAAGAAATTATTTATAAATATCTTGGTACCAATGGGATTATTGAAAGTCCCGTTCACTTAGAAGATATTTATTATATTCGTCTTGTACGTTTAATAGCAAGTAAGGGATATAAATTAACCGATGGAGAACGTATGGTGCAATCTATTCGAGTTCCCGAAGAAGAAGTTTCGCAATGGATTGAAGTTAAAGATTTAGGCCAAAGCTAATTATTCAGATTTATTAAAAAATTAAATAATACGAAAATACAAGGGAAAATAAAATTTTCCCTTGTATTTAATTTTAAGAAAGGATAGGAGTTTATAGAATGATTACAAAAAGTAGTGCTATGATGGCTGATAATTATACATTCCTATTTAATAAGGCGATTGAGGCTTTAAAATCAAATAATCCTGTGGATTATGCAGATGCTGATATTCGTACTTTAGATGAATATTTTAAATATTTGCCAGAATTAGTTAGTATAAAAAATGGACAATATTTTACTATTCTTCCTTTGGATGAACCAGTATTAGAAATAGATGCTAATACTCGTATAATTACTATTCCAAAAGATCTTCAAAACGCAGGGGTGGCTGGAGACTGGGCTGCTGAAATTCTTTATTTTTCTATTGATAGATATTTTGATGCTGTCGATTTAGGGGCTGCCGCGGATCCCGAAAGTGGAATGCGTGTATGTATAGAATGGAGAAATAATGCTAATAAAGAAGAAGGTACCTCAGACGCTTATTTAGTTGATTTAACTAAATTAAGTAAAGAAGGAAAAGTATTAATTGGTTGGCCTCTTGCTGATGCAATTACTTCAGAAGCAGGAGTAGTTGAATTTGCAGTACGTTTTTTTGAAACTGAAACTAATGATAATGGTGATGAAGTTATTATATATAGTTTTAGTACTTTACCCGCTAAATTAACCATTAGCAAAACAATGAATTTAGATGTTGTTAATTTAGATCCTATTAATGTAAATAGTCAAATTATTAATCGTATAAAAGGAACTCGTTCACCTAATATAGATATTGGTCCACAAGCCAGTGAGCCTATCTTTATTATTGATTTGGATAGTGATTGGAATAATCATTTACTTTTAACCAATAAAGGAGAATATGAAGGCGATCTAAATTCAGATGGACAATTAAAAGTATATGCTTAGGCATATAGTCCAGATGCAGGTGGTAGAATTAATTATTATTGGCAAGAAAAAGGTACTGTAGGTTATGATCAAGTTGATAATATTAATGATACTTATGAAACTTCATATATGCTTTCAAAAGATACTACAGCCCAAGATAATAAAATATATTATATTTAGGTTGAAAAAGATGGAGTTATAGGATATTAGCAAGAACTTGAACCGTCAGATCAATAGTTTGCAGATAAGAAAATTTATGAAATAATTTCTACTTTAACTATTCGATCTGTTGGAACTTATCGAGCAGAAGCTTTGAATAGATTAGGTTCTTCAACTAAGTCTTCCTATAGTAAAGCGGTTACAGTTCCTAAACCAACTGTTCCAGTAATTGAAACAAAAGATCCTTACTATAGTGCTATTTTGAATGAACAAGAAGATGGTGGCTATAAAGTTGATTTAGTCGTAATAAAAAAGGAAAATACTGAAACCTCTATTTATGAATGGGATAAAGATGGTGTTGATATTGCCGATGCTACAGAGGCAATTTATACAGCAACAGAATCAGGAATGTATACTGTAAATGCTCGTAATGATAGAAATAGTTATACCAATCGTAGCGATACAGCCGTTTTCAGAGTAACAAAACCAGCAGTAGCTCCAATAATTCTTAGTGGAACTCCTGGCTCTGGCACTGGATATCGTACTGAAATTGGTGGCACAATTTCTATAGTAATATAGAAAACCGATTTAGAAACTGATAAATTGTGGGCTGAGTGGTTTGTTAAACATAGTGGAACTGATGATTATGTTTCTGTAGCTTCAAACTTAATTACAGCTACAGAAGGTGAATCCAATTACATTGCATCACATGTGGTTGAATTCGGTGGTGGAGCGACATATATGGTAAAAGTTCAAAATGAATTAAATGGAGATATTTCTGAATAGGTAAGCCCAGATTGGACTTGGGTATCTATTTAATTAATAAAATGGGGAGGTTTAAAGAATGATAACAACACCTGAAGAATATCAAAAATATTTGTTTAGAATTCAAGACCAAAACTCTCCCGAAATAGCTATTTTACTTCCTAGCGAAGAGCGCATTTATAATATAGATTTAAATAAGCGTTCAGTAGATGCTCCAGAATTTTTAAGTATACAAACTGACCATTATGCTGAAACTATTTATTTTAAAATGAACAGATATTTTGATAATATGGATTTGGCGGATACAGTCGGAGTAGTTCAATTTAACAATAGTGGAGCTCCCAAAAATGGAACTGATGGATATATATATACAATTCCTTTTTATGATATAACTACTTACGCCGAAGAAGAAAAGATTCTTTTCCCTTGGTGTATAAGTGGTATTGCTACTTAGTACACGGGAATTGTTACTTATGCTTTTAGATTCTATACTTTAAATGGTGATGGTGAATTGGTTTATAGTTTAAATACAATTCCTAGTCAAAGTAAAGTATTGAAGGGATTAGATTTAATTACTCCAGAAAATGGAAATGTAAATATTACTGATATCACCGAAACAGAACGTATATGGTCTGCTATTAAAAATTTAGAAAAATGGCAAGACATATATTGGATTGAAGCTTAAGGAGATTTATATGGAATTCACAGAAATAATTGCTACAATTTTTCAAATCTGTATTTTTCCTCTTTTGGGGGTTTTAACTACTTTTCTTATTAAATGGCTTTAGGTTAAAAGCAATGAAATTTAGTTAGTAATGGATAATAAATTAATTGAAAAATATATGACAATGCTTACAGAAACTATTACCGAATGTGTTTTAGCTACGAATTAGACCTATGTAGAATCTTTAAAATCTCAAGGGAAATTCGATACTAAAGCACAAAAAGAAGCCTTTGAAAGAACAAGTGATGCTGTAATGGCAATATTAACAGATGAAGCAAAAAAATATTTAACTTCTGCTGTTGGAGATTTAGAATTATATATTAAATAGAAAATTGAAGCTGAAGTTAATCTTAATAAATAAAAAAAGGGAAACCTTTAGAAATATTTCTAAAGGTTTCCCTTTTTTTATTTTTCAAATTACTTTATTATATGCTTTCCATTTTTCGCAAATTAAATCACGAGCTTTTTTAGGGAAATAAACAATTTCATCATTTTCAAAAATAATATGGTCATTATTAATAATTTTAATTTCATTTAAATTAATTAATAAACTAGGTGGTAGAAAGAAAAAGCTTGGATTTAAGTGTAGTGGATCAATAGCTTTTTCGAATGAAGTTCTAAGTGATTGGCCATCAAACATAGTTCCATCCTTTAAATGATAACACAAACATCTTTTTACTATATTAACATAATTTACCATATTAGTTCTAACACGACGTTCTCCCTATGAAGTTCTTATTACAACGCTATCTTCTTTAATTTCTTGCTTAATAATATTTAAAATATCCTTTAATTCATTTTTCTATATAGGTTTTAATAAATAATGATCTGCATGAACCTAATAAGCCGGATAAGCTAAAATCGGATCTTCCCCAATAAAAATAAAATAACTCTAAGTATCTATTTGTTTCATACGCTAACTTAAATAAATAATATCTTCAGTAGAATCTGTATCTATTATATAAATATCAAAACTGGCAGGTACAACTAAAAGATTTTCTACATTATCAAATACTGCCAATTTTACCATAGATTTTGTTTCTATAATATAATCTTGAATTAAATTACATAATTCATCTAAGTGGGTTTTATTATCATCAAAAATAGCAATAGATAACATATTATACCTCCTTTATCTATCATTTATAATATTTTTGTGACAAATTCAAAAATTTTTATGTTTTAAACATTTTATAAAATTTTTGATATTTTGAAAAATTTAAAAATTTTTGCATTTTTGCTTTTTAAATAAAAAATTGAAATAATGAAAAATTATACAAAAAACGTGTGAACAATTACTATTCAAATTGCTGTTGAAAAAATTATATAATAATGAAAGGAAGAGAAAAAATTCCTTTTAATCTATACTCTGGAGGACAAAAATGAATTATAATTATGGCTAGCCAATATAGCAAAATCAAATTCAGCCGCAAACGCAATAGCAATATAATTCATAGCCACGTTCATATTAGACTACTTCTTGGAATTCAAGAATTAGACCAGTTTCATCAATTGAAGAAGTAAGGGCTTATCCAGTTGATTTTGATGGTTCAATTTTTTATTTTCCTGATATAGCTAATAAAAGAATTTATACAAAGTGGATTAATGTTGATGGTACTGCTGGATTAAATATGTATGAATTAAAAGAAGTTCCAGCAGCAACTAACAATTCTATTAATTATATTACAAGAGAAGAATTTGAAGAAGCTATGAATCAATTAAAAATGACATTGACTATTTAGACTAATTAGAAAATTGAAGAAGAATAGTCATCTAATCCAATTCTATAGTTTTAAGGAGAGATAAAAATGTTACAAGTAGATCCGATGCAATTAATTTTACAAATTAAAAATGGATAGAATCCATAGCAGTTAATGCTAAATATTTTAGAAACTCAAATGCAAGATACTCCAATGGGAGTCAATTTATTGAATCTTGCGCGGAATAATAAAACTGCGGAGATTGAACAAATTGCTCGGAACTTTATGCAACAAAGGGGTATGGATTACGATAAAGAGTTTAATGCTTTTAAACGTATGTTTTTTAGCACTAAATAAATATTTTATTTATAGGAGGTATCCTTTTATGTTTAATTCAACCGGTTATTCTTTAGCAGATATTGCTGCTGCTACTGGCGGCAATCGTAATGATGGCGCTTTTGGCGGAGACAATGGATGGTGGATAATTTTACTATTCATGTTCGGCTGGGGACGTAATGGCTTCGGTGGAGGCTGGGGCGGAGGTGGAGGTTCAGATGGCCTTCCTTGTGCTACCTAGGCTGATGTTCGAGCGGCTGTTGATCAGTAGACTTTAATATCTAAACTTGATTAGCAGACTTATGGATTAGCTGATAGTACATATGCTCTAAATAATACCATCACTGCAGGTTTTCATGGAGTTGATAATGCAATATGTAATTCTGGTTATCAGACTCAACAAGGTTTTAATAATTTAGGGCATCAAATTAGTGATTGCTGCTGCGAAACTCAACGTTTAATAGAAAGAGGATTTGCAGATACCAATTATAATTTAGCTACTTAGGCTTGCGATACTCGTAGAACAATTACTGATAGCGCTCGCGACATTATTGATAATCAAAATAATGGAGTTCGTTCTATTCTTGATTTCTTAACTCAAGATAAGATTTCTACTTTACAGGCAGAAAATCAGAATCTTAAACTTGCTGCTTCTCAGGCTGCTCAAAATACTTATTTAATTAATCAGCTTAGAGAACCTTGCCCAATTCCAGCTTATATGGTTCCAAATCCTAACTGCTGCTATGGCAATTATGGATTTACAGGTTTTGGCGCTGGATGTAATTGTGGCTAATATTTTTATCTAAGGAGGTTAAAGACTGTATGGAAATTATTGCTAATGCTTTACAAACAGTTCCAGTAAATCAAAGTATTTATTTTACAGACACTGTAGTATGTGGAAATTTTTCAATAATGCATCGCACAGGCAGTGGCTTAACAACCATTAAAGGTATAACTAATTAGTGTAGAGCCAGATATCGTGTCACTTTTGGAGGTAATATAGCAGTACCAACAGGAGAAACAGTGGGGGCTATTTCTCTTGCTTTAGCTATAGAAGGTGAAGCAATTCCCGCTACTACAATGACAGTTACACCCGCAGCAGTTGAAGAATTCTTTAATGTATCTTCTGCCGTATTTGTTGATGTTCCAAGAGGATGTTGCTAGACTATTAGTGTAAAAAATATTTCAGATATACCTGTAAATGTTTAGAATGCTAATTTAATTGTTGAACGTATTGCTTGAAAGGAGGTTATACTTTATGGAAAAACGCTTAGAGCATATGATTGAAAGTTTAACCGCCTGTGTTGAAAATTAGTTTACATAGTTAGATAAAGTAGACACAAAAGAAATGGGCGAAGCAATTGATATGATTAAAGATCTTGAAGAAGCTTTATATTATTGTACTATTACTAAAGCTATGAAAGAAAAAGAAAAAGAAGAATATAGATCATATTATCCTGTATATATGAGAGATATGGATCGAGATTATGGTCGTATGTATTATGATGATGGAAATGGTTATTCTTCAAATACTAATAATAATGACAATTCTCAACATTCAAATGGCAATGAAAATAATTCTTCTTGGTCTTCTAATGAGGGTAACTCTTCTACTATGCAATATCGAAATAGTGGAAGAGGAAGTGCTAATCAATATGGTAGAAGTGGAATGTCGCAATTTATGGAACCAGAATATAAAATGATGCGGGATGCTAAAGAAGGTAAGAGCCCGTATTCAAGAAAATCTTATATGGAATCCAAAGCTCAACATTCAGATAAAGCTGTCCAAATGAAAGAACTTGAAACTTATATGCAAGAATTAACTTCTGATATAGTTGAAATGGTTGAAGGTTCAAGCCAAGAGGAAAAGCAATATTTAAGTAAGCGCGTGGCAGCTTTGGCTAATAAAATTTCTTAGTTAAATGATTAATATTAATGGAGAGGAATGGAGAATTCTTTTAGTTTCTCCATTCCATCCTTCCTTTAAGAGAAGTAATGGTTCCTATACTATTGGATGTTGCGACGATTTAACTAAATGTATTTATATTAGTGAAAATTTAAATGAAACATATTTTAAAAAAGTTTTATGTCATGAATTAACCCATGCAGCAATGTACAGCTATAATATAGATTTAACTTATGAACAAGAAGAAGTTTTAGCAGATATAATTGCTACTTATGGGGAAGAAATAATAGATATGACTAATTTATTATTTAGTCGATTAAGAGAACAAAAAGCAATAAGGGGAGTCTGAATATTCAGACTCCCCTTATTTTGTTTTTAAATTTCATTTTTAATTTCTAGCATCATCGCTTTGTCATAATATTCTTTAGCTTGTCCATTTCCGCCGAGAGCCTCATATAATTTATAAAATTCAGTTAACTAATCATACTAAGATTGAGTCATATATCCTTGTCTTATAAACTCTTTACATAATTGAACTAAACGGAACCGATATGAAGAAATAATTAAATCCATATGATTTTTTTCAACTTGTCCAACTTCACGAATGTATTTTCGCAATTGTTCTATTTCTTGAGTTATTGGTTCTAAGCGTTCATCAATTGTACATTCTAGCTATTCATTTTTCTTTTCATCTAAAAGTTTTTTATAATTTTTCATTTGGCTATGTAAATATTTGCAGAATGCTAAAGCTCCTGCGGCTACAAGTCCAAAAAATATTTCAATTAAATGATCTGCTAAAAAAGTTCCCATAAAGATTTTTCCCCTTTCTATTATCTTCATAAATTATGAATTTTAGAAAAGGAAAATTATATTAATCAGACCAATCATATTCTACATTATTGTCCATAATATCCATAATTAAATAATAAGCTCCTAGACAAATTGCATCTGATTCATCCTATGTAGCTTTAATATTATATAAAGTATATACTAACTATTGCGCTTCTTGTTTTTGTTGTAAACGCTATCTAGCTTTAATTTTTAATCCATTTTTCCAACTAATAGCCAATATAGCTGTAAATTTTAAATTTAATTCTGTTGCTAATTCGTATAAAACTCCAAAAACTTCTGCTAAAACTTTAAAAGTAGAAACATTATTTGCTATATTTGATTGAAGCTAAATATCTTCTATAACCAATTCTGTAATCTAATAATTTTCAATTAAATTAAGAACAAATTTTTTAATTTTTAATAAACGTATTCCAATATCATCATCATTAAAAGTAAAATGACCAAAATCTTTTAACGTACCATTAATAAAAATTGCATAACCTGATGTATGACTACTTTGATCTAAAGCTAAAATTCGACGTTCCATTAGGTACCAGTTGATCCAAAACCACCAATACGCTCTCCAGTAGCATTATCATTATAGGTGATTTCATATGATTTAATAATACCTTGTCCAATGGCATCGCCTCTTTTAAGCTAAATATCAAAAGGGGATAAATTAATAAGCTAAAAGAAAATTTCACCTTCGTTTTGCGGATTGTTATAATAATCCGCATCAATAATACCGATCCCATTAGCTAAAATTAACCAATTTTTTAAAGGACAAGAAGACCGCACTGACAATTCGAGGTATTTATTAGAAGTTAGCATACACTTCATTCCAGTAGAAACTAAAGTAGGTTTTGTTCCTAATAATTTAGTTATTGCCGCAATTTCTTCTAGGGTTTTTGTTTGATCATCTATTCTTTTACTTTCTATTGGAGAGTAATTTGCCATAAATTGATATAATTTAAAATAGGATGGAACAATAATATCCTCTGCTACTACAAAATCATATCCTGCGCTATTTGCGGTTTTTCGTACTGGCATTGGTAGATCAACATTCTAAAAACGATTTACTTTTTCAAAATACATTAAAAAGAATCTCCTTCATAAATAATATTAATTACAGATTCTGGTTCTTTTTCATCGTTAAAACTTTTAACAAGAGTTACTTTATACCACTGATCGATTATCTCACCCTTGCTTTTTCTTTCTTTATATTCACGATTATACTTAATCAAAGTATAAGTTGATGCGTGTTTAGCCTCTTCAATTAAAGTTTGAACTTCTGATTCGTTATCTACTCTATAAATTTCTGTGGTTGTAGTTAAATATTTAGACATAATTTATTTACCTCTACTTGAATTGATTTATTATAATTTGTTAATTGATTTGAATTAATTTCTTTAGAGATTTCAAAAGCCCATTGTGAATTACCAAATAAATGAACAATATCTATAGAATATTTATTACACATCTAAGATATAGTTTCTCCAAGAGATTCCATATTTGATATTGCTATTTCTTTTGGGGAGGTTGTATCTTCAAGATCTATTATATAAATTCGCTAATGTAATTCAAATAAATGAAAATTGCAATAAATAATTTTATTCATAATTACTCCTTAAAAGTTACAATAAAATCATCACAATCAAATAAAACCATACATATATCAGATTGATCAATATGAGTTCTAACCCAAATTTCTACTGTATTTGTATTTTCCATATAATCAACAGTAATTACATTTCCAACATCATTAGCGCAATTTAATACTGCTTCTCCAAAGGTAATAAAATGTGATTGAGAATTATTAGTTTGCTAAAAAACTGTATAATAAGAAATATCTTTACAAAGTAGCATAAAATTATCACTATGTATATTGGCACTATAAAATTTATTTAATGTTTCTTCAAATAGAGTCTAGTCTTGTGGAATTGGTAATTGACTTATAACCTATTTATTTAAGTCATAAACATTCATTTCAATCCCGTTTTTTCCTTCTATCTAAACCTCTTTAGAAGCTGATAAATCTATCCACTAATTGTCTCTATAAATTACATATTTATTTAAATCAGTTATATATGCAATTTCACCGTCTTTAAAACGATTTACTTTTTGAGTAAGATATTCTAAATTTGATTGGGTTATATGTATTGTAGCATTTATATTATCATAAAAATCTTTTTTTTCTGGTAAATGACATTTCATAATTATTACTCTTCCTTTTTTTTATAATAATTATAACATATATTTTAATTATTGTCAAAATATATAACTCTTTGATTACGACTTCCACGCATAGGTAAAGTTATATCTCTTTCTTCCTAAATATAAGGACCATCGATAAGGCAATCTATTAATTTTAATATTTGTTCAATACGTGGAGTTTTTGGTAGAAATTCATATATATATCCTGTCCATAAATAAATTTTAACATTTGGTAATTTTTCTTTTACGGTTTTAATAATCAAATAAGTTAAAAATTCATTTTCTGGACAAAGAGGTTCTCCTCCTTGAATACATAAATTACGTTCTATATTATTATCTGTTAAAGCAATAATAATTTCATCTAGTATTTCAGGATTAAATTCTTTACCACCTTCATATTCCCAAGTTTGAGGATTATGGCATCCTATACATCTATGCGGGCACCCCTGAGTGTAAAAAGTTACTGATACACCCGGGGCTGCGCAAAAGTCATTTTTATTTAAACCTGCATAACGCATATTATATTCCTTTTGTATGTTTTACTCTATAACGAACTTCATCTTGCTTTCCTTTATTAAAAGCTGTCGTATAATTTCCTGTTAAATACATTTGTTATCCTATAGGCTTTTTATCCTATAGTTCTTATAATTTCTTATAAGTTCGGCATATATTTTCATCCTTGATATTATTCATTAGGATGTCGGACACTCGTGGATAGATTATATTTATTCACTATCTATGCTCTACGCTACTAATTAACCTTTCGTAATTTAATTAGTTAGCTCGGTATTAGCATTAATTAAATCATATTTTCTTTTTAGATAATGACAATTACAATTTGTATATAAATATTTAATTGGTAGCTTTCACCGAATTTGCCCAATAATTATCTAAAAAATTTCTTTTTTAGACGGCTATTTTATTAACCCGTTACGCGTCTAAGCTGTTGAATATTACTACTACCGCATTCTGGACATTTTTCATTAAATTCATCAGTATAACCGCAATCTAAGCAAGTATCATTTGGTACATTAATTGCGAAATATGGAATATCTTTATCCATAGCATAATTTACTAATGTTTCTAAAGCATCTATATTATTTTTAACACCACTATCTAACTCTACATAAGTAATACATCCAGCAGAAGAATATCCCGTTAGTTGAGCTTCTATATCAATTTTTTCAAACGGACTCATATTTTTCCAAACTGGAACATGCATTGAATTAGTAAAGAATTCTTTGTCACTTACATTTTCAATAACTCCATATTTCTTACGGAATTTTATAAGAGCAGTATGACAAAGATTTTCCGCAGGAGAATAATATACACCAAAATTAAGTTTATATAATTCTTTAAACTGGGCACATCTTGTTTTAAATAATTGTTCAATCTCTTTTGCCACTTCCATTCCATATTCGGAGGTATGATCTTCTCCAATAAGAATTTGAAGAGTTTCAGCAAGACCCAATTGTCCAAGAGCTAAGGTACCATGCTTAAGAGCAGATCTTATCCCTTCTTCTGGAATATATCCTTCCATTAACCCATTTTCATACATAAATTTTGCTGATTCAGCAGATTGACTACAAATCCATTCAAATCTATCTATAAGAGCATCTTTAGCATCATATATTGCTTTATCAAGAATGTTAAGAAAAGTAGATACATAATCTCTTGTATCACTATATTCCATATTTTTACATTGTTCTTTTGCTTCCATAGCAAGAGTTGGCATAATAATAGTAACAGGACAAATATTACCTCGTCCATCCTTTAATTGACCGAAACCATTAATATCCCAACCATTAGCCGTTCTACACGTGTTAATCCCATATCCCTATGGGCACTGACTATATCTTCTATCTTTCGATAGTCTTCCGCTTGGAGTATGCGCCTATCTCATACTCTACTCCCTTACACTCATCAGGGATAGTCGATACACTTTATTCATTACAATATTCAAAAATCCAAATTTTTTTATAAGGGCTTTTAACTTGACCATTTAATCTTGTTGAAATGGAAGTTTTACCATTTTGAATTCCACAAGCTTTTGCGCAACTAATTACAGTGTCAAATATATCTACTTCATTAGTAATTATATTTGTTCTTTTAATTTTCCGTGCCATAGGATTATTATTTCCTAATTTGGTTTGTCGAATTTTATCTTTAATAATTTTCATTTCTTCTTCGGTTTTAGATTGATATGTATTGCCTCCACTTTTAGATATAGCATCTGTTTCATTATATCCATCTTTAACTGAATTATAAAATTTAATCCAAGATTGTTCTTTTTGATTTAATTCATCTTGTGTCTAAGCGCTATCTATTTCTTCTATGATAAAACTATCTTTACCATATTTTCTAATAGCTCTAGCTAAATGAGTATTAAGAATATTATTTAAAGCATCATTAAGATGTCTCTGAAATCTTTGTTCTATTGGTCTAATAGATTGACCAATATATACTTTATTATTTTGAATATTTGTTATTTTATATATCCACATAGGAACCTCCTATTTGAATATTGTAATGAATCTTAGCACGGTCTCATCTGTTCTAGACCTAACCGTTAGCCTGTATAAAATAATCTTATTAATTTACTAAATTTAATATAATTATATAATACAAACACCTGTGGGCACAGTTCAAAAGATTTTATATGAGCTAGTATTTTACAAACCCATAGTTGAAAAATAAGTACAAGGATTATTACGATCATATCCCGCATTACCAGACCAATCCACATTGGCATAATTAGGATATAAACGGTGTGCTGTACATTTTAAAGCTAAACGATATAAATCATAATTTGGAGATGATGGTTCTTTATTAACACTTTTCATAACTTGAAAAATGCCACAAGGAAATACAGAGGTTTTATGAACAGAACCCACACCCTTTAATAGGCATTCCAAAATGGCTTTAGTAACCATTCTTCCTTCTGGTATTGTACAAGTCCCATAGTTTATAGAAGTAAAAGGTAATTGATTTCCAGAACGAGATTGAAGAGTATTTAAATTGTGATACATAGCTTCAACAGCTTGATAAGTTTCTCTAATAGTATCAAATAATGCGCTTTGGTAATAAAAATGATTTAATTTATTTTTATTATCAAAAATAAAATCTTGTTCTGTAAGATTAAATTCTTTTAAATATTTTTCCTTGTTTTCATCTATCCAATCTTCAAGTTCTTCAGAAGTCATATTTAGTAAATTTAAATATGTAAAAGTATCTAAAGTTTTAATATGAGTAATAATATAATGTTTCATAAAAGATTTACGAACATAAGGTACCATAGTCCAATCCAAATGGGTAGCTGATACTCCGCCAAATTGCTGTAAAGATTGAAGTTGAAATATTACTGCTAATAATTGAAAGGCTGTATTAATTGATCTTGCGTGACGCACAACAGTTTGTCTTGTATTAAATCCTTTAGATAATAATTTATCAAATGGAATTGATAAACAATTATGATTTCCAACATAATATGAATCTAAATCATGAATATAAATTCGATTATTAATATGATTATCCTTTGCTTTAGAAGATACTATATAGTCTAAAGCTAACTGGCGCGTCATTACGCTAGAAGCTTCACCAGTTCTGCCTCCAAAAGATGCCTCATCTACATTAGCATTCTGATTTTGAATGTTAAAACCGTCTAATTTTTCTCTAATTGCGACAATAAAATCATTAGAATATTTTCTAGCCACTTCTTTTTTAAAACGATAACGTATATAAGCTTGGGCTACATCTTTTCTTTCAGACCCCATTAAATAAAATTCAACAAGATCTTGAATTTGTTCTACTGTTAAAGTTTTATTATTTTTTATTGCATAATTATAAATTTCATCCGCAATATCTTTTGCGGTATCCGTTTCATATAATATCTAATCAACTTCTATAAAAGCTTTATTGATTGCAGAAATAATTTTTTCTTTATCAAATTCTACAATAGTTCCATCGCGTTTAGTAATATAAATCATTTAAATTACCTCCAATAAAATTTTTATGAACTTTCAATATATTTAATTTTTTAAATAATTAAATTAATCATTTTTGTCCTATAGGGATTTTATAGTAGATAATATGGTATTAACCGCGAAGGTTAAATTATTATGATAATTATTTTCAATGGTTTGATATTCAAAATTTAAATCGGAAAAGTCTTTTTCATCAGCCTTAAAACGACGTATAATTTCGTTTACATCTGGATCATTTTCACGATTTAATTGTCTTAAAAGTCGTATTTTATCAGAAGCATAAACATAAAAAACTATAACTTCTACATCTGGATGAGACATTAAAGTTTCTATTCCCGCGGGATTAAATACTCCAATATTTATTGTATCTGTTCTTAAAGCTTCATAACTTGTGCCATAAAACCAATCATTAAAACAAGTTGCTTCAAGCATTTCATTATGTAAAACTTTATCACCAAATTGCTCAGGAGTTAAAAAGTAATAATTAACTCCTTCCTTTTCTCCTTCTCTTTTGGGTCTTGTTGTACAACTAATAATTTCATTTAAATTATAATTCTTAGTAAGAACTTGCTGTAAAATAGTATCTTTTCCAGAACCAGCTTTACCCATAATAGCAATTATTTTATATCCCATTCTTCATCCTCTAATATTTCATTATCATTATAAAGTTCATATTTAATATCACCAATTTTTTGCATTAAAACTAATTTATGATTACAGTTTTTATTAGTACATTGATATGGATATTGAGGAGGATAACTCGTCAATACCATACCAGTATGTTGCATAGAAGAACCACATTGATCACAAATAATTTCTTCTATGTACAATCTTTTGATATAATGCCGTTTAATCACTTGTATCCTCCTCTATTCCACCTTGATATCTTTCTGTAATTAGTCTTAATTCGTTATCTGTAGTTATTTCTTTGATTTTATACAAAGTATGCCCTGGAGTCGAATTATATTTTTTAGCTATAAAATTATCTCCTGAACGAATACCTGTTACTACAATCATACTACCACGATTAAACCAAGATTTTTCCATTACTGTTTTTGAACCATCTGGATTTTTTACAGAAATTTGTTTATCAAATAAACTAAAATATTCTTTTCTAAACTTAACTTCAACAACTCCTGTAGTTGTCAGCAAAGAGATTGTAGCTTTATTTTTATTTTTTGCAATACAGGTTCCGCAAATTCGATAAAGTTTAAAAATATTAATATCTCGTCCATTTTTCGTAAAGGTTTTTTCAACAATAGGATTTTCAGATAGATTAAAGAAATCGACAAAACCATAACGAGTTAAATCAATTTCAGCTAATTCATGTTGATGATAATAGAAGCATAAAGATTCCATTTCCCACGAAGAAATATTTCCTTTTTTCGCATACTTCTGCCAATCTCCTAAGAAAATAGCTTGATTTAATTTGTCCAAAATAGAATCTTTATCTTCATTAATCCATACTCTAAAAACATCCATCCATTTTTGATAAATTTTATCCCATTTCTTAATTGATATAAAGAATTCATTAGCATTGGATTCAATTAAATCACTATAATCCATCTCAGTTAAAAAAGTTATTGCCCTATCATTTAATTTAAAATATTGAGAGTTATATTTGCAAATTGCCTTTAAAAAACGATTAAACTCATAAATTCTCCGAGTATTAACGAGTTCTTCTGTATCTTCTGGCAAAAGTTTATATTTAATTAAACCGGGTATATTCTGTAAGGTTATGCGACTTTTTTTATCACAAGTTTCCCAAATATACCACCCTAAGCACAATTTTCGATCCATCATACTATCAAAAGCACCAGCTTTAATTAACGATATCATAGCCTGCTTATCAGGTTTAACTTTATTAATATAATCTCTTGGAGAAACATATGGACGATTATTAATCGTATTTAAAATTATCTCATTACCAACATTCAAAATACCTCGTAAACCAAATAGAATTCTATTGTTTTCTACATCTGGAATAAATGTATAAGAAGATTTATTGATATCTGGAGGAGTAATATTAATACCTTCACGTCTCATTTTTCCAATAGCAGTTGCAATTTTGTCATAATTATTGGATTTATTTTTCTTTTTATTTGGAATCTCTTCTTCAACGACATCGTCAAATATAATATTGTCTTCGTCGTTATTATCTTCTTCGAGTTCAATGTCTTCATCTGAATTCTCTTCCATTCCTCCACTGTCAGTAATAAGACAAGCGCAATTCCAAAAGATAATAGGAAATTTAAAAGCTAAATTCATTTCTTGAAGAGCTACTAAAGAATAAGCTAAACAATGAGATCTATTAAAGCTATAACCTCGCTGTACTCTTAATAAAATATCCCATACATAATGAGCTAATTTATTAGAACATTTTTTCTCTTCAATATTTTTATAAAATTCATGTTCGCATTCATCAAATAGTCCACCAATTTTTTTAGCAAGTGCTTTTCTACACTTATCCGCAAAACTTAGTGAATTTCCTCCAAGACGTTCTTCTTGTACTAAAGACATTAGTCCTTCCTGACTTTCACAAATGCCATTTGTTACGGCACTATGATTAGCTAACCACTGAATTTCTTCTTCAGTTAAGCCAAAAAGACGCATTTCATTATACCAAAGATTAATATCCTTTCGGTATTTTGCCCACTGCACAAGAGGTTGATCAGAATCTTTGTCAGGAGCTATAAGACGAATAACAGAGTTTAATACTGATAATTCATTTACAGACTTAGGATGAATTAAAGCTATACCTTGGATACCGCTTTGTTTTTCCATCTGGAATAATGATTGAATTTCATGGTTCCAAACCATTTTCCACATTTCAACATTATTTCGTTCTAACTCATAAATATTTAAATATTTTTCATAAGTTTCTTTTAAAGAAGATTGTTTATTAATATAACCATTATTAATTAATAAATCTAAACAAGTATGAATTTTATCTAAACATTCAACAGACAGCAAGTCAATTTTAATAAGACTACAATCTTCACAATCGTGTAAATCAAATTGAGTCACAATATCTCCATTTGGAACTTTCATCAAAGCGGTAGATTTTGTGAAGGGCTCATCTACAAAAATAACCCCACCTGCGTGTTCACCAACTCTACATACTAAACCCTCAATTTTTTTTGCTACTTGCCATAATTCTGGATTCTCATCCATAGCTTTTACAAATAGAGGTATAGGAGCAAAATCATTTTCTGGATCTCCATAATAACATTGATTTAAAGTTCTAATTTTCCCTCTGTCTGAAGGAATTAAGGAAGAAATATATAAAGAAATATCTACATCAATGTCTAAACCTCTTGCCGCAGTTTGAATTGCAGATTTACTACCTTCAGTACCAAAAGTAACAACATTGGCAACTCTATCTTGTCCATAATATTCTCTAAGTGCTTTTAGTACTGTAGCTCTTTTAGAACCTTCAATATCAGTATCAATATCTAATACAGAAACTCGTTCAGGATTTAAGAATCTCCAAGCAAAGCATTTTGTTTCTTCCCACAAAGGATTAATTTGAATTACATCTAAAATATAAAGCAATAAAAATCCTACACCAGATCCTCTTCCAGGTCCAACTAATGTGCCCGCATTCCAACAAATATCAAGTATATGTTGGAGATTTAAAAAATAAGCACTCCATCTTGCTTTATTAACTTCTGAACTTATCCAAGTTGATTCAAGATTTTTATTTAATTCATTATACGTTTCAAAATTCTGTAAACGTAAATCAGAATCTAGCTTTTGAGCTACAAGTTCAGCTAGCCTAATATCGCTAGGATATTTTGATTCTGCAAATATTTTTAAATAGGGAATATCAGAATAATATTTATTTAAATAAACAGGACCAATAGGTTCTCGCCATTTTAAAGAAGGAATTCTTAAAGATTTTCTCAAAGAATAATCTTGACATTTATTTTTAATTTCAATAATATTTTTATAAGCAACTTGAAATGCTTCAAATGTCATATAATTATTCATATATCCTTCAAGCTCTTCTGTTCCCATCAAGTAAGTTGTAGCATAGAAAGAATCAACCTCTCTATCACCCTCTTGGGCATTAAGAAAAGCTTTATGGATCGAACTATCTTCTTTTTTTAAATAATGACTATCTGTAGTAATAATATAAGGAATATCAAGTTCTTTAGATAATTTTAAAATTTCATTATTAACTATAACTTGCTCTTTATTTTCACTTGGCTGCATTTCCAAATAAAAATATCCTTTACCAAAAATATTCTGAATATTAATCAACCATTTTTTTATTTGCTGATAAAAATTATTTTTTTCATTTTCATCTGATATAGAATTCCATTGAAGAATTTTGGTAGCAAAAAAACCGCCCAAGCAAGCCGTAGAACCTATAACATTTCCCGGTTCAACTCCAATTATTTCAATTAAATCTTGATAATAAGTTGGAGTTCGTTTCATTTTACCGGTTGAATATGAACGAAGCCAAGCTCTTGTAGAAAGTTCTCTAATTTGTTCATGACCTCGTTCATTAACGGCTAACAGAATAAAGTGAAAATATTTATCTTCACCTTTAATAAAATTTTTAGCATTTAAGCCATCTCTACAAAGATAAATCTCATTACCTAAAATAACTTTAAAATTGGGATTCTTTTCTTTTATTTTTTTATAGTATTTTTCAACTTTAACAGCATTAGAAATAGTTTCGTGTTCTGTTATAGCAATAACTTCATGCCCTAATTCTAATGCATAATCAATAAGTTCATCAGTTCTATTAATTGAATCTCTTAATCGTTGATTAGAAAATTCACTGTGATTATGTAAAGAACCTGGATAATTCATTTTCTTTATCTCCATTTTCTTCATGTTATATAATAATTATACCATAAAAAAATAATAAAATCAATTTAAGGTTTCATTACCAGTACTATTTTTTTAGAAGCTCGTGTAACCATTGTATATAAAAACTTTTGATGTTCTATTCTATCTCTTGGAAAACTTTCCTCAAATCCCATTACTTTTTCCCATTCACTACCTTGTGCTTTCCAAGTAGTAATAGCATAGGCATATGAAAATTCAAATGGAGGTCTATGATGAAAATATTTATTTTCTTTTAATTTTGAGATTTGAGAGGGATTTAATTGTGCCTCTCTAGTTTTAAAATATTGGTAATCAATTGGAATATCTTTAAACTTATCTCTTTCTTCTGTCATCATAGAGGTATACATATAATGTATTGGTTGACTATAAATATATCTGGGAGCATATATAGATTTTCGAGTGTAAGAAGTAATAAAACCAATAGTACCATTAGTAAGCGGGGCTTCTTGCTGTGAGAAAAAATCCCATTGATTTTGCAATCCTATAATCTTATCACCAACTTGGGGTTCGGAATTGTATCCACGAATTTTTCTAACAAAATTGTTAATATCTTGCCTCATTTCATTTGTTGCGCAAAGAATTTGATCTGCCCAATTATACATTGCAGGAATAACTTCTTTAGTAGTAATTATTTTAACTTGTTCATTAGTTCCTTGATAAGAAGATAAATTTTTTCCTTCTCGTATATGCATTGATAATCTAATAATTTCACTATCTTGCGCTTGTCGCATAACTTCATCAAGAAAAATATGCGGATTATCTAAAACGTGATTATTTTCCGTCGGATCTATAGGAGGAAGTTGTCCAGGGTCTCCACAAGCTAAAACATAAACATTATGGGTTAATAAGCGATTCCACATAACCGCTGGCAGCATCGAAACTTCATCAACTACAATTACCCGATAATTTTCATCTAAAGTTTCTTTTGGCTTAAAACGAAATTCGCCTTCTTTAGTTTGAAAAGCATCATAAAGCAATTTATGTGCAGTTATTGCATTTTCACATCCCTTGTTCCTAAGAACTGTTGCAGCCTTTCCCGTAAAAGCTACATATGCTACTTCATTTGGGTCTATTTGTAAACCGGCAATAATATATTTAATTAAAGTAGATTTCCCACTACCAGCATATCCACTAATAACAGTATATTTCTCACCATCTCGATATCTTTTTATTGCAATTGCAAGACCTTCTAATTGTTTATTAGTTAAAGTCATGTTCTACTTCCTCCTTTCTCCTTTTTTATTTCTTTGCTAATTGCTGCTTGTCTTTCAGCATATAGCTTATTTTTAATTTCATCGATATCTGAATAATATTCTTGACCAATTGGTATACCGCTTTCTACCGCTCGACTAATACTAGCATTAAACATACTAATTAATAATTCATATTGTTTTACAGTTAATGTCATTAATCATGCTCCCCAATAGCTTCATTTAAAATTTCAATAAAACGCATTAAATCTCTATTATGTCTATCTTGTACTTTATTTCTTGCTTCAATTTCAGAACAATTATATTTATATTTATAATCAATAACTTCAGCTTGAAAAGCTTTAAATTGATATTCTTTAAAACGATATATTAAACTATCATAAGCAAATCCTTTGGTATGAATTTGCATTGCTTCAATAGATTCTGTAAGGCAATCATAAGCATGACTTTTTTCAACCATATTTTTTATTGAATTGGTTCCCATTTATATTATATTCTCCTGTTTTATTTTTAATTAATTACTTCAAATAAAATTATAAAACTATTATACCAATTTTCTATATCTTTCATTATATTTGTACCATTCTCAACAAAAATTTCTAAATCACTTTTTATTTTTGGATTTTCGGTTCTTTCGTCCATCTCCGAGCGGAGCAATTCAATTTTACTTTCAAGTAAATTAATACGTTCATTAACTTCATCAAAAGAATCAGTAACTATATTTATATCAGCTTTGGTATCTAAACTACTTGTAAAAGTTACAGGAGACACCGTATAATTATCTATTGCATATTTTAATCCATCTAAAGTTAAATATTTATTACTCATATGTCTCCTCAAAAATAAAATTTAGAATAAGAAATAATTTCATAATCTTTTATAATTATTTGAGGATAAATTTTCCCATTCCATACATTTGTTTCACATCTGCCTACTATATTAATTGATTTATATCCCTCTTCTGGTTTTAATATTTCAAATTCTTCTTTATTTGATTTAAATTTAATTAAGCTAACTCCAGAAGGCAATTCAATTTTTAAAGTAGGATTTTTATCTTCGGACATAAGTTTAATATTATCTGGTGTTATTTTTATATTTTCTATTACAATATAAGGTTCTTCAACACCTTGACCCCATAATGATTTATATTCAGAAATCTCTAATATATCAGAATTAAAATTATCAGAACAATTATAAATAAAATCTACTTTATAATTAGCTGAAAAATCGCAATCTTTTAACTCTTCATTAGAATAAAGAATAAATTTATTTAAATTTTCTTTTGAAAAAGATGCACCAAAAGCATTGGCGTGTCCTTGTGCCCAATTTGCAAAACCACTTTTTACGATAAAATCTTTAAAACTTTCAAAACTAATATTAGCAAATCCTCTGGCAGAACCCTCCCAATTGCCTTCGTGTTCGGTAAGCATTAAAACAGGTTTATGATATTTAGCCATTAGCTAATTAGCAAATAAACCAGTTAAATTCTTATTAATATTATCTTCTTCAAGAAATTTAATTATAAGTATTTTATTCAATAAAAGATTTTCTTCTTTAATTTTTTGTTCTATAATTTCTAAATTAATTTCTTCGGTTTTAGTTTGACGATTTTTTATATTAATACTATTTCGACAAGCTTGTTCAATAATACTTTCTTCTTCTCCTATATGTCCTCTTTTGGTTGAAGGAATTTTTGCATTACCTCTATGATCAAGCATTGATTCAAATAATAAATATTTTTCTTCTAAACTACCAGTACGAATCGTAGCATTAATATAAGGCGTAATATAAAAAGCAATTCCAAAAGGAGTAAGCTCTCCTTTTAAAGAAAAAGACTGCTTTTGTGCCATATACTTAAAAAATCCATTGTTTAACTTCATTAAACCAGTATCTACTAAATGACGAG